CTGTCTTCGCACTTTCATGCAGACAGGGAGCGGTTGGGCCTCGACCGAGACGGCATCACCTCCCGAGGGAGTAACTCCCTCCCACCCCAATGCGTGAGCAATCACGCGTTGGGCCTTAGAGCGACCCCATACCCGTGACGGTATGGGGCCGCCTGGTCCGCTCCGGTGTTGTTCCCAGTTCTCTGGGACGGAGACAATAACGAGCTGAGACTCACGGTCAACGTAGGTCTGGGGAAGCTGTCCAACAGTCTTGCGACTGCTCATGACAGCACCAGGCCACTTACGACTGAGAATCTTAGCTCGTTTCCGGACGGCGGAAGCCACTTTGGCAGGAGAAATCTTGAACCGTTCACTTTGCGAGACCCCTAACAAAAGGGTGTACTCGGCCGAACGGCACAAGACTGCCTTCTCCCTAAGCTCGTCGGGTTTGACCCCAACAAGCATCGGGTAGAGGGACTCCTTCTGCCTAGGCAGACTTCCGTCGTGCCGGAGGCGAAGCGCGCGATAAGAGTGGGAGAAGAGGTCGCCAACATCACCATCGGCGAGATCTCTCCACGCTCCTGATCTCAACATAGTCCAAGGTCGGGCTAGCTGACCGTACTCGTCGGGACTCGAAGTCCCGAAAAGTGCAGTTTGCAAGCCCTTCCTTAACCATGAAGGGACCACGCGCTTCGCCCTTGTCTCCGTCCAAGGGGCCTTGGGCGGCAGGGAGAAACCACCAAACTCTCGGGGGACCATAGGTGCGAAGCCGCGGCTGCATGCCCAGGAAATCAATCCTGGGTGGCAACGCAAAGCGACGCGCCGAACGACCCCCCAACAGTCTGGGTGTTTCTCCGCTACGGAACGCACAGCGGGCCCAACGACCGCCCACCACGGGACCTCGCGACCCTCCGGATCATGACCCGGAACGGAAACGACGCCCCTAAGTGGGAAGGCGCTGGACGGCCGTGCGAAACGTAGCCCGTGCGTAGCCTGCATACGTTTCACCTTGAAGCCGTAAGACGAACTTGATAGATTGAATGGGGCTGGGTAAGCGTCCGGTACACCTAAGTACCTGCGACACTCCCTAACCCGCTCTCTATCTCGCTCGTCAAGGAGGCCAGCGACAGCAGCCCTCGCGTATGATCCGACAGGGAAATCGGACTTACGGATGACTACTGTCACATCCTCAACGGAACTAGGGTGAGACGGGACGACCCGACGTCGCATAGGGACGTTTTCAATGAGAAAGATCTCCTCAGTGAAAATTCCCCATCTGGCACTCTTCAGATGCTTGGCGGCCCGAGAGAACTTCATCCCCGAAAGGGAGATGTTCTTCTCGTACCGCCGAACAACTTTAGGATGCCAGATCGACGTCAGGTCGTCACCGCAGACCACGTACGGCTGCCGCCCAAGGCAGGGAACCGTCCTCCGGACAGTGGCTATCGCAGAGTCGGCGGCCCAAAGGTTGGCCAGACAGAGGACGAACCAACTGAGAGGGAGTCCCATCAGGACGCCCCGGTCAGTGAGTCGTACATCTCCGTCGGGCCAACGCACCAGTTGCTGCCCCAGCGCCAGAGCACCTATCTCTCGAAAGAGAATCGGTGCCCCGATCCCATCACAGTATCCCTCCCACAGGGACAGGGCAAAGCCCTGATCCAAGTGGTCGGTAGCTGCGGTGAGATCAGCGCTGAGGACAACGGCTGGGTGGGCCACTGGCTCCGCGAAGGCCTTCGAGACCGACCCCATGTGGTCGCCCAAGAGCACCGAGAGGCGGGGGTCTTTCTTCAGAGAAGAGAGGCCCACCAGCCTGCATATGTGCGCGAGGGCGACCAACGACCCAGGTGACTTAGTGACGACGCGGGCCTTAAACCCGCGCTCGTTCACTACCTCCACCTGGGCCGCCGGATTCGACTCCCTAGTCAGATACGGGAGCAAATCCGCAAGGAGTCGGTCTCGAAGGCCCGCCTGAGAGACAAACCCATCCCAGTCTACGTTGTTAATGCAGCTGGGTTTCAGTTTGTCTGTCAGGTCGTAGCCACCGCCCTCCAGGACCACCTGGTAACGCTCATGTAAGAACGCAGCGAGCCCACCTTGTTTCCTCGATTTCTCGAGGCAGGCACCGTCCGTCAGGGAGAAGTCCGCAGGAGAGGTCGTCGGTCGAAACCGACTTCCCCAACTGCGAGCGTAATCCCTGGCCTGTGACTGAACCTTCAAGGCAGGCTTGTGTGCGCCCTGAGTGAGCGCCGCCTTGTGGTCCCGGAGGGCCACCTTTTGAACGGAGTCGTTCCCACGCGGGAGGGCCCGACCGACAAAGGAGTACTGAAGCTTTGCCTCAGTGCTCCGGAAACGGTCGAACCCCCCAAGTCCGGCTGGGGCCGAGCTGACTTTGTGATCGTCCCGAAAGACAGTCACACGAGCCTGCTCAGCCCATAGCTTTAGCCGGACCGCGACAGGATGAACCCCGGACAGAAAGGTGGTCCGGAGGATCCACCAGGCCTGGGAGAGGATAGCTCGCTGCAAGGAACGATCGCTCTTCCTCGACAAGTCGAGGTTGAGCGTCTTCCCCGCAGCGAGCAGGCCTCCAAGATGAGTGCGCCAACACGCGTCAGCAAACTTCATTAACTGCTGACGCTTCTTGCGCTTCATTACGGAGGCCCTCCTCCTCCAGGCCTGGTAGCACCGGAGCGGACCTATACACCGCAAGCAAGGCATCGGGCCCCCAAAGACAGATTCACCAGGTTTATCTGCCCTCGGGGACTCGCCCGTGCCGCGGTGTGGCTTCACTGGCCGTTCTCCTCCCTTACAGGAGAGAGAGCGACCGGTGGGTGCCATGCCGAAGAGCTTGCATAGATCAAATGTGGGTGACCACATTTCAACTACGTCGTGCTT